TGTCACCCGCAGGACGTTGCCCGCAGTCGACGCGCTCGATCCTCGCCTCAAGGCGGGCGGCGACGTTTCCCGCGTCGCCCTCGGGCGTCCGGACCCCTATGGGGGGGTCAAAAACAATCCCCTTCCAAAGGGGAAAGCGGGCGCAGTTAAATTTTTTCGGGTTTGGCACCAAAAACGGGGGAGCTACCCATGCCTAATCAACGAGTTAGCCGGAATCCTCGATTAGCCGTCGCCGAATCTCCTACGTCGGTCTATCCGGGGACGTCCGCCGAAGGCGCTACGGCGTTCCCTGCGGCGGGAAACAATACCCTGACCGTCGACTATCGCGACATCGCGACGTTGATCCCCTACGCACGGAACGCCCGCGTTCATGACGACGCGCACGTCGCCCAGATCGCGGCCTCGATCCGTGAATGGGGCTGGACCATGCCCGTCCTCGTCGACGAGGAAGGCGGCATCATCGCCGGACATGGGCGCGTACTGGCTGGGCAGAAGCTCGGCATCGTCAACGTGCCGGTGATCGTGGCGCGCGGCTGGTCGGAAGCCAAGAAGCGCGCTTACGTTCTTGCCGACAACAAGCTCGCGATCAACGCCAAGTGGGATCGCGACATGCTCACCACCGAACTCGCCGAACTGCGCGACGTCTGCGATCTTGCACTGCTCGGGTTCAGCACCAAGGAACTCTCTGATCTGCTGGAAGGGGCCGGGACGCTCGACGCCGCGCAACAGCTAACCGGACTCGTCTATCACGTGATCGTCGAGTGTGCCGGTGAAGACGAGCAGGGCCAGTTACTCGAACGGCTGCAGGAGGAAGGGCTAACATGCCGCGCATTGATTGCGTAGTTGAGACGAACGTCTCGCGGTCGCCACGCGCCCGCCAGTTAGAGGCCATGTTCGATGTGCCCGCCGCCGAGAAGTGCCGGTTGTCATGGTCCGGCGACATCCCTTTCGAGACGAAGCCGTGGAACGTCGGCCTGATCGTCGGTCCGTCCGGCTGCGGTAAGTCGACCATTGCGCGCGAACTGTTCGGAGCTTCGCTCGACAAGACGCTCGGCTGGGCCGGTAAGAGTGTGATCGACGACTTCCCCAAACGCTTCAGCATCGAAGACGTGGCGCGCATCTGCCAAGCCGTTGGCTTCAACACCATACCGGCATGGTTGCGCCCGTTCTCGGTCTTGTCGACCGGCGAACGCTTCCGGGTTTCCATTGCGCGCGCGTTGCTGGAGTTCCCCGACCCGATAGTGATCGATGAGTTTACCAGTGTGGTGGATCGGCAAGTCGCCGAGATCGGCGCGTATGCGGTGCAAAAATACATACGCTCGAACGGTCGCCAGTTCGTGGCCGTGTCCTGCCACTACGACATCGTGGACTGGCTCCAACCAGATTGGATCTTCGAGCCAGCCACCATGCAATACACCGCCCGGGAGGGACTTCAGCGCCGCCCACCGCTCGAAGTTTCAATCGGTCGCGTGCCCTATTCCGCCTGGAAAATGTTCGCTCCGTTTCACTATCTGACCGCCGACTTACACCGCGCCGCGCGCTGCTTCGTGCTGTTCGTCAACGGACACCCGGCATCCTTCGGCGCGATGTTGCACCGGCCCCATCCTCGGGTGCAGGACGTCATGGGCCTATCCCGCTTAGTGACGCTTCCGGACTGGCAGGGCCTCGGGCTCGCCATGATCCTCAGCGACAAGCTCGGCGCGGCTTACTCCGCCATCGGCAAACGAATGCACACCTACCCGGCGCATCCTTCACTGGTGCGTAGTTTCGATCACTCGCCCAACTGGTCGATGCGTAAACGACCGGGCACCTACAGTGCCGCGCAGGGCAAGACCACGACGCTACACGGCAAGCTCAACACGCTGAAGCTGCACAACAAAGCTATCGGCGGGCGTCCGTGCGCCGTGTTCGAATACTGCGGCGAGAAGATGGCGCGCGCCGACGCGGTGCGCTTGATTGAGGCGGAGTTACCCAACGTGAAGGGAAGGAAGGTCGCATGAGCGGCGGCACCACCGGCAACAAACCCGTACCCACGGCGCTGAAGATCCTGCGTAGCAGTTCGGCCAAGGCCGCGCGGTTAGCCAAGCGCCAGATCGAAACACCCGGCGATCTGAAGACGCCGCCCGACTGGCTCGACGACGCGCAGAAACAAGAATGGGCGTATGCCGTCGAGAACGCCCCGCGCAATGTGTTGCGCCGCATCGACAAGGCCGTGCTCGCCGCGTTCATCGTCGCGCAGGACACACACCGCCGCGCCGTCGTCGCCATGCAGACCACCCAGTTACTAGTGAAGAGTCCCACGCAACAATTGCCGATTCAGAACCCGTACTTACCTATCGTCAACCGGCAGGCCGTTCTGATCTCGCGCATCGCTTCGGAACTCGGCTTCACGCCCTGCAGTCGCGCGCGCATCGAAGCCTCGGGCGGCACGCCCGTTTCGCAGATGAGCGACTGGGACGAAATCGCCTCCGCCTGATCGAACTGAATGCCCGCTCTCGCCCGCATAGCTCCCAACGTGGCGCTGGGGTTGAGTTACGCCGAAGACGTTCTGAAAGGCAAAGTACCCGCGTGTCAATGGGTCCGACTGGCTTGTGCGCGTCACATGGAAGACCTCGAACGCTACGGCGCGAAGGATGCGCCCTTCTACTTCGACGCCAACGCCGCGGAACGTGTATGTGAGATCGTGCAGCGCTTCCCGCACATACGCGGCATCTGGGCGAAGGAGCAGAAGCGCATCACGCTCGAACCGTGGCAAGCCTTCATCCTGATGAGCGTCTTCGGCTGGAAGTCGACGGCAACCAAGGCGCGCCGCTTCCGGGTTGTCTACATCGAAGTACCCCGCAAAAACGCCAAGTCGACGCTCACGTCGGCGCTCGGTAACTATCTGCTGGCGTGCGACGGCGAAGAGGGCGCGCACATCGTCAGTGCCGCCAACACGCGCGAACAAGCCAAGTTAGTCTTCACCGACGCGCAGTTTATGGCGCGCAAACAACCTGGTTTCCTCGACCGTTTCGGCGTCACCGTGCTGGCACATACCATCATCCAGCAGGAAACCGCCGGTAAGTTCGAAGCTCTGAGCGCGGAGCATTCCAACCTCGACGGCCTGAACATCCACGCCGCCTTAGTCGACGAGCTGCACGCGCACCCGACGCGCGGGTTATGGGACGTCCTGCAGACCGCCATCGGTTCGCGCACCCAGCCGCTCATATGGGCGATCACCACGGCGGGCGTCAACCGCGCCAGTGTGTGTTACGACCAGCACAACTATGTAATTGACATCCTGCAGAAGCGCATCGCCGATGATGCCTACTTCGGGATCATTTACACCATCGACGACGGCGACGATCCGTGGGATGAGAAGTCATGGATCAAGGCAAATCCGAACTACGGCGTAAGCGTCCACCCGGAGGGCATGAAGTCGGACGCCAAGCGCGCCCAGCAGATGCCTTCAGAACAAGCCGCCTACCTCACCAAACGGCTGAACGTTTGGATCAACGCGGCCATGACGTGGCTACCTGCAGGAGCGTGGGAGAAGTGCGCCGACCCCGAGTTAGATATCGAAGACTTTCAGCATGAAGACTGCTACATCGGCATCGATCTCGCGTGGCGTAACGACATCGCCGCCCTTGTGATCGCGTTCCCGCCCGCAGGACGCCGCGACTACTGGGCGATCTTCGGGCGCTACTACTTGCCGGAAGAGACGGTGAATCGTTCCGATAACTCCCACTTTCAGGCATGGGAGCAAGTCGGACGCATCACGGCGACGCCCGGACCGATTACCGACTTCGACTATGTGATCGCGACCTTGGGCGATCTCGCGGCGCAATACGATGTCGTCGACATCGCGCTCGATCCATTCCACGCCGGTCCTCTGGTGCAGGACATCGCCAAAGCCGGACTGCCTAAGCCGGTCGAAGTTCGCCAGACTGCGCCCAACACGTCGCCCGCCATGATCGAACTCGAAGGTCTGGTGCTCTCCGGTAAGATCCGGCACGACGGCGACCCCGTTCTGGCGTGGATGATGTCGAACGTGAAACTGGCGCGCTCCGGCGATCTGATCAAGCCGACCAAGGAGTCGGAGGAAAAGAAGATCGATGGCGCGGTGGCGCTGATCATGTGCATTCATCGCGGCATGTATCGCGAAGGTCCCAAGGCAGACTATGAGGCGCGAGGTTTATGGTCGATCTGATTCAGCGTTTCTTCCCACGCTTACCGTTGCATCGTCTCGGCATCGGGCGCGCACCTGAGACGGTCGCGAAAGCCGACCCGTCAGTCCTGAAGACAGTACACGGCACGCCCATACAAACGACGGGCGACTCGGGCTATCGCTCCGCCATGACGCCGGTTAACACCATGCCGGGTGTGATCGGCATCTCGCCCGCCGCCAACGCCGCGTTGAGTAGTGCAGCGGTCTGGTCGTGTTGTCGTTTGATCTCGACATCGCTGTCGGCGCTGCCCACGAATCTGTTCGAAGTAACTCCGGACGGACGGACGCCCGCGCCGGATCATCCGCTGTACAACCTGCTCACCGAGTCGCCCAACCCGATGATGACGTCGCAGCAGTGGATTCAACCCACACTGCTCGGGCTCCTGCTGTACGGCAATGGCTATACGTGGGTGGATCGTCTCAACGGGGAAGTAGTCGGCATCTGGCCCTTGAACCCGGCGCGCGTGTCGATGGTGCTGAATCAGGACGGGACGTTTAGTTACTACTATTCCGACTTCCGGGGAAAGTTCAACGTGTTTACCGATTCGGAAGTGATTCACTTCCGGGTGTTCACGATGGACGGTTACTTCGGTCTGCCGGTCCTGATCTATCACCAGATGACCATCGGCTTGGCAACCGCGTCGACGGCTTACGCCAACGCGCTCTACCAGAACGGCGGGCAACCGTCCGGCGTGCTGGAGTATCCGGGCGTTCTAAAGCAGCCGCAAGTCGACCGCATCCGGGCGTCATGGGCCGATCTGCACGCGGGCGCGGCCAATGCCGGACGCATCGCCATTCTCGAAGAGGGCACCAAGTACACGCCCATCGGGATCCCGCCTGAGCAGTTGCAGTACATACAGGAGCAACGCTTCTCGGTCGAACAGATCGCGCGCATCTTTGGCGTGCCGCCGCACCTGATCGGCGCTATGGACAAGCCGACTTATGCGTCCGTCGAGCAGCAGTCCATCGAGTTCGTGCGTTACACGCTGTACCCGTATGTGCGCGCCATGGAACAAGCCGTGGCGAAGTCGATGCTCGACCCGCAGTATCAATGGCGCTTCAACCTCGACGCCTTCGAACGCGGCGACATCGCGACACGTTACGCCGCCTATGCCATCGGTCGTCAATGGGGCTGGCTCAGTGCCGACGACGTGCGTAAGCAGGAGGACATGAACCCGATCCCGGAGGGCGGCGACGCCTATCTATCGCCGCTCAACATGACACCGGCTGGACAAGTACCACCGCCCAAGCCACCGCAGCCCGCGCCAGTCGGCGCGCCGAAGGAGTAACGATGCCTCGACTCACTGAACATCTTTTGAAAACTTACCCGCTGATGGAACTGAAGACCGACACAGCCACACCGGGCGCGTTCTCGGGTTACGCATCGGCCTATAGCAAGGATCTGCAGGGCGACAAGATCGCGCCGGGTGCATTCGCGCAGTCGATTGCCGACCGCAAGGGCAAGGTGCCGATTCTGCTCAATCACGATCCGGACCAGATGCTCGGCTTCTCAAGCTCACTAGCGGAAGACGGCAAGGGGCTCATGCTCAACGGTCAGTTGGCGATGGACACCACGGCGGGTAAGGACATGTACGGGTTGCTGCAGACCGCCGCAGCGATGGATTACCGCATGGGCATGTCGATAGGCTTCGACGCCAACGACTGGGATTATGCGGACGACGGGCGCACGATCAAAGACATCAACCTCTGGGAAGTCTCGATCACGCCGTTCCCCGCGCAGCCCAAGGCATACATAGCGGACGTCAAGAGCGTTCGCGACTTCGAAAGGTATCTGCGGGATGTAGAGCGCCTTTCAAAGACCGACGCGCGCCGGATCGCCAGCGTGGTGTCGGATCTAACTCTGTCAACGGGTGGGACGCTCGAAGACGCCAACCGCCATAGCCGCGTGCTGCGGGCGTTCGCCCGTTCGCCGTGGGGAGACAACGAGTAACCTATGCCCGAACTGCAAGCGCCGAACTCCGGCGACCTCGAACTCATCCGTCAGCTACGCGCTGAATGGAAAACCGTATTCACCGAAGGCATCGCGACGCGCGACCAGAAGGGTTACACCGACAGCGACGCGCGCGAGAAGCTGGAGAAGATCGATACCAAGCTCAACACGCTCACCGACACCGTGATCGCAGGACAAGCCAAGAGCATCACCGACCTGGAGGGCAAGGTGAAGGGACTGGCGGAGCGTTCCAGCCGTCTGCCCGGTGGCGGCCCCGGACTGAACGAGTTTAAGAGTCTCGCGCAGCGCGTCGTCGAAAGCGATCAGTTCAAAGCCTGCACGTGGAACGGGCGTATCAACATGCAGACGACGATCTCGAAGACGCGCATCAGGCCCGACTACACCAAGGCGGTGGGGACCATCGTCGAAGGCGGTCAGACTACCATCACGCCGCCCGTCGGCGCGTATCCGATCTTCCCGTACCGAGTCGGACTCATCCCGCAACGCTTCGCGCCTCTGGTCATGCGCGATGTCGTGCCGGTCATCCCGCTGGACGGCACCAACGCCGTCGAATATGTCCGTGAGAATTGGACTCTTTCGACCGACTATCAGGTCCTCGAAGGCGACCGCAAGCCGCAATCAGGAGTAACTTACACGGACTTTACCGCGCCCGTCCGGACCATCGCCCACTTTGTTAAGGTGTCGCGCCAGATGGCCCAGGACGTCCCGTTCATCATGTCGACCATCGAACAGCGGTTGCAGTTGGGCGTCATGTTGAAAGAAGACAGAGAAATTCTGTACGGCGATAACACTGCCGGTCACTTGTTCGGCATCATGCCGCAGGCGACGAAGCTGGCTAGCTTTTGGACTCCGCCCGGTACCGGCAACACGTTCAGTTCTATCGACGAGTTGAACATCGCCGCGACGCATATCGAATTGGGGTTCTACTTTCCGAACGCCATCATTCTGAACCCGACCGACGAAGCCAAGATCGAGATGCTGAAGACCACGTTTGGCTCGTATGTCCTGAATGACCGCTCACCGCGCGAAGACGGACTTATGCGCCTCTGGGGGTTGCCCGTCATCACCACGCCTAACATGAACGTGGGCGACTTCCTGGTCGGCGCGTTCCCCGGCCAGTGTGCCTTATTCGACCGCGAGACGGTGACGGTTGAGATCGCCTTCCAGAACGAAGACGACTTCGTTCGTAACTTGATCACCCTGCGCGCTGAAGAGCGCGTAGCGTTTGCCGTCTTCGTACCCACCGCGTTCGTCTGCGGTCCGTTCTCCTGCCCGCCCTGCGCTGGTGGTGGACCGTTTACAGGCGGTACGTTCAACGCGCCCGCACCGCCCCCGCCGCCCGGTGCTATTACCAGTAGCAGTGTGACGCACGTCGGCGCTGAGACGCACGTCGGCGGAGTCGCCGGACTCGCCGGAACGACACATGTCGGTCCCGCACACAACCCAACAAAGCAGAAGTAATCCGTCATGACTGTTCAGGCATTGAAAGACTTTCAATTCAAGGACGGGATGAACGTCCGCGCCGGGACGGTCCTGATCGTGCCCGACAACATGGGGGCCGCGCTGATCGAACAAGGATTGGCGCGGCTTCGCCCGCAACCGGGTCCGACTGAGAAGAAGGGCGGCGCGTCGTCGCCCTTCCTCAACCCCGGCGACCCGCTGCCCCCGGTCGTCGACTATGTGCGCGAACCTACCGCCCCGTTCCCGGCGCGTAGTTACGAACCCGGTG